CCGAGCGCGGTATGACCTACATCTCCCATTGCAGCAGATGTGATTGATTGAATTGGTTGGGCCCAAGGTAGATTATCGGTTGGCGTATCCGACTTGCTTTGTGAATGAAATCCATAACAACGTACGCGGCAGCGACCGAGCTGTAATGGATCACCTCTATCCTCTACGACTCCCATCCACCAGGTAAACTCAGTTCCCATATTAAGCATCTGTCACTTCCTCAACCTTCTTACCGTAAACATCCTTCACACAATCCATTACGGTATAGAAAGACATATCTTCTTTGTTAATTATATGCCGAACTGCGCCGACGAAGAATCTTTTATTGTAGAGTAGATTCTCTTTCTCCATGAACTCTTTCACTTCAGTGTTCTGTGGTATGATGAGCTCAACTACCTGACCAACTTCAATATCTGAGTTGCCTGGTATCGTAACCTCTAACACTATGTTATTGAGTTGTGTTCTTGAAGTTACATCAAACGATAGGAACTCGTGTAACTTACGTGGGTTACGTAACTGCTGATCCGTTTCTGTCTTAGGATCCTTTACGAATGGATCGTGAACTCTTTCTTTTACATACGGTACAGTTCTAGGATCTCCGATATTAGTCGGAAGGAAGTACTTATGAGATGATTTGGTTGTCGCCTTAAAGATCGAGTTCTTTGCATATAACTTTTCGTTCGGTTTCTTTTCGAGGTGCGCAAACTTTTTTGCATCGTCATCGTAATTGAATGTGGTCTCGGTGAATCGTTTTAGTATCGGATCAAGAGCTTCAACATCGTGACTATATAACCCAGTCTGAATGTTCTCCTGTGTATCAACCTGCTTCACTACTTTCAAATCTTCAATGAGTTGACGTGGATGAACGTTCTTATCTCCATCCTTTAATGGCTTTTCAGTACTTGATTCTGAAAGAAAGAACTTCTCAACGGGTTCTTCTACTAATAAGCTATCAATAGTCCTGAAGTTCCATCCATCGTACGATTCATAGAACACAAAGTTAGATGCATCGCTATTGTCTATCAGTTCTTCAGTCTTATCAAACCCGCCCGGGGGAATCTTTTTATTTTGAAACTTATACGTATGGTTGTTGCCACCCGCTTTGACTCTACCCTCTCTTGCAGCCATATTGATAGCAGTGATTGGTTTTATAGAAGGGAAGTTGAGGTTGAGCAGGTTTTCACTCTCTTGTAACTTAATTTCTTTCTTCTTGACAAAGTAATGTTCCTCTTCGCTTGGCTTAAGGAACTCCTCATATATGCTCTTCGTAATCTGATTTGCAGTAAGATCCTTATATGATTTCTTAACCGATAGTCTTTCGTTATTTATGATCTCTTGAGATACGCCTGTCAATAGATAAGCTTCGTTTCTTTCACCTGCTTTCTTTCTATCACTGACCTTAAAGATACGAAACACGTAAGTCCTAAAGTCTTCGAAACCAGGAGTGCCGAAACGCACAACGAGTGTTTCGTCACCTACGATTGGAAAGAACTCTACGAGACCAACAGCTTCCATCATCGATACTTCACAATAGATACCGTTATCCATTATGTCGTGATATATATCGATACCCAACATGATTTCTTGGATGTCGCGGTAGTTCTTATTATGATTGTATAGAACACAGTTCGCAAGCTCTACGTTCTTTGCCCTATACGGTAGCGAAGATAGTCTTGACATTATTCAAATATACTTTCGGCTTCATCAAGTAGAGTGTTTAGATGTACACTATCAAGAACTCTTATCTGCCGACGAGCATCATTCCTTTCTTCTTCGTATGTATAGTTGGATACTTCTCGTTTCTGATCTACGGGTAAACCTGCATAGGTCTCAGCATCAACCTCAAAGTACTTCTGCGGTACGATGGTTCCATCGAACAGAATCTGCTTATCTTGATACTTCCATTCATAATGATGTCTCGTACCTTGTGCCGATCCTATGGATCCATACTTGGCTTTAACGAAGTTAATGAAAGGATTATAATCCAAGGGCCATTCAAACATAGGATCGATGATCTCGTTGACTTTATAGATAACCCAGTCGAGTGTAACATCACCATAGAACCTATCAGCAATGAACTGGGCAGTCTGCCCTTCCTCTACCGTATGAGTATAATACATAGCGGTACGATTATTCAATACATCTCGTAGCTTATATCTGACAAGAGGATTCTTAATAGTTCTTGGCTTATTGTTCTTTAAAAGATCAAAGTCAATAAGTGGATGATTCTCGAAGAAGTGTGCCATTATCTGTCCGATGCTTTTATGTCTTCTTTTGTAACGATAGCAACTTCCTGCAGCTGCATTTCAATCTGTACCGACACTGGAGCCTTTTCGGTTCCGTCTGGGCTGACGTGATATTGCGTACCGTCGGGATGATAGTTTACAGAGAATCCTTTTAGTACCGAAGGCGCAATGTTGTATAAGAACTCTTTATGGTGAAAGTCTATATCGAACTGCTCTGGATATTGTAGGAATACAGACTGACCCGCAACATCACCTAGGCTGGATCGACCAGGTGCAGCATGATACTTGAACAGCTTAACGATATTATATATCACATTTGATTCACCATAGTTTCTTGCAACGAGTTTCCAACTAAATGTATGTTCCCTCATGGCCGGTGAATCGTAAAGAAGAGCCATGAATGGATTTCTTGCGATACCAGCACCGCCCATTGCTCCTTTGACAGCAGGTGCTACAGCTGCTCCAAGAACGCTACCGACTACAGGGATTGACGACATGGCGCCACCGATAATGCCACCACCCGATTCCGCCGCCTGTGAAAGATAATAACCGGCTCCAGCGGCAGCACCCTTAGCACCTTCCTTGGTAAATGCGCCTTTTACTTTATCTGCTATACCTTGAATTCCATCCTGTGCACCAGCAGCACCAAGTTGAGCAGTTGCTGCTCCGATAGGACCCAACGATTCAGCGTTGTAACCGTGGTTGTATCCGGTCGAAAGTTGCTGCGGCATCGGTAGGAATACTCGCGCAATATCAACACTCTTTGGTGCATCATCCCTTCGCATTAACTGATGTGAAAATATACGCACAGCGCACCAATGATCGAGTTGCTCAACATCGTTTGGAAATATTAGATCCGATGATGTACCGCCGGCATTACTATCAAGAGCCTGTGCTAGAGCTGTACCACCGCCAATTCTTTGACCGGTATTGGATCGAAACTTTGATGCTATTGGGCTTGGTTCTTTGTAGCCGTACATATAAATAGTTCCTTAGCAACTGTTTTAGATATTTATAATGACTACACTGAAGGGTAGATTCAAACCACGAAATCCGAGTAAATATAAAGGCGATCCTACGAACATTGTGTACCGCAGTTCGTGGGAGCTTAAGTTTATGAACTTTTGTGATCTGAGAGAAGATATTCTGCAGTGGCAATCGGAAGAGTTTGCTATACCATATAAGCATCCTATCGATGGAAAGTTTCATCGATACTTTCCGGACTTCCTTGTAAAAGTAAAGACTTCGAGCAATCAAGTCGAGACGTGGGTTGTTGAGATAAAGCCTAGTCGACAAACACTAGAACCAAAACCACAAAAACGCATGACTAAGAAGTACATCAATGAAGTAAAGACGTACGCTATCAATAAGTACAAATGGGATTATGCTTCGGAGTGGTGTAAGGATCGAAACTACAGGTTCGTCATATTTACCGAAAAAGAATTGAACATTAAGTAGCATTATAAATAATGGTAAGGAGTAAATATGGTTGCTTACGTATTCGATAAGATTCTACAGCAGGGTGTAGCTGCAGGAGAAGTTCCTGCCCGAACTCGTGCGGCGCGTGACTGGTTTCGTGAGACTGCGTCTGGGTTTCGTACGACTCCAAACGAACTGATTCGTGGTGCGGGTGATGCTGAAGGAGGTAGTGCTCTCACCGGTAGAACTCGTCCGGGTCGTATGTATGCATTCTTCTACGATCCTAAGACAAAACGCGATCTACCATACTACGATAGGTTCCCACTGATCTTTAAGATCAAGAATGTCGATGGAGGATTCCTTGGTATCAATATGCACTATCTGCCACCGCAGTTAAGAGCAAGATTGATGGATGCGCTGTATCCGCTCGTAACGAATCGTAAGTATGATGAGACGACTCGTCTGCGATTGACGTATGAAATTCTAAACAGCGCAACCAAGTATCGATTCTTTAAGCCTACGATTAAGAGGTACTTAAATAGTTATGTAAGATCGCGGTACGTTCTTATTAGTGCAAATCAGTGGGACATGGCTCTATTCCTACCGACAGAACGATTCGTTAAAAAGAATAAGAACTACGTTTGGCGAGAAAGTCGCCAAATGATAAGATCACCAAGGAGACGACGCTAATGCCGTTCAACGTAAACACTTTCACTGGAGAAATGAACAAGGGCGGAGTTGCCCGTGGTGATTTTTTTGAAGTGATCTTTACATCTCTCCCTGCAAAGGTAGTAGATAGCGTCAATAAGTCTACGTTGCTTGGGCCTTCTTACTTTTCTATACTCGATGGATTAAGATTCAGAGCCGAGTCGGTTACGGTACCGCAGAGAGCCATCACTCCTATTGAGTATAAGGACTATGGTGCTCCGTTTAAGATAGGATCGACTGCGAACTATATCGAGATCGATATGACATTCATTCTCAGCAAAGATATGAGAGAACGAAACTTCTTTATGTGTTGGCAGGACGTTATTACAGGAGATCACCGTTTAAGACAGACCACGGCTCGAGGCTCGTCTTTTGATCTTGGTTACTTTGATGACTATAAATGTGACGGTATAGAGATCATACATTATAAGGGTGACAACGAGGGTGACAACGACACGCCCGCTTATATTACACAGTTAAGAGATGCCTATCCATTAAACGTAGCTCCTTTGACAAGGTCATGGGCATCACCGGAAATATTGAAGCAGCAGGTTACATTTACGTACCGCTACTTCTCTGAAAAACCATCTGGGTTTACTGCTACACAGCTAAAACCCGAAAGTGTTGGAACAACTTAATTATTAAATATCATGGAGATATAATATGCCTTTACCAAAGTTGGTAACGCCTGAGTTTACAGTTATGGTTCCGTCAACTAAGGAACCAATTAAGATTAGACCGTTTCTTGTCAAAGAAGAAAAGGTTCTATTCATCGCAATGGAAGGAAGTGATGCAAATGATATTGAGGGTGCTATTGTAAACATCTTAGAATCATGCATACTAACTCCTGGAGTAAATGTGAAGAAGATGCCATCGTACGACGTAGAATATGTATTTCTACAGTTACGAGGTAAGTCGGTCGGTGAGACTATCAAATTAAAGATGTCACACGGAGAAGACACGGAGTGTAAAGCAGTAACAGATGTTGAGCTTAACGTTGAAGAAATACAAGTATCATTCAATGAAGATCACACGAATAAGATACAGATCTCCGATGACATAGGAATTAAATTTAGAGATCCGAGTCTACGAGATCTGACTAGTGTTGAAGTCGGTGATAATAATTATGATACGGTTGTGAACGTTGTCGCAAACTGTATAGATATGGTGTACGACAAAGAAGACGTTTATGATAACTTCACTAAGGAAGAATGCATTGAATTCTTAAACAATATGACACAGGATCAATTTACGAAGGTACAGGGATTCTTTGATACACTACCTAGATTAAAACATACAGTAACCTGGACCTGTCCGGAGTGTGGTGAAAAAGATAGCGTTGTGATAGAGGGGCTACAGAATTTTTTTACATAATGCTCAGTCACGATAACTTAGCGAACTATTATACCATGAACTTTTCGCTAATGCAACACCATAAGTATTCATTGGCTGAGCTTGAAGATATGATACCATTCGAGCGTGAGATCTATATAAAAATGCTCGTGCACCATTTAGAAGAAGAACAAAAAAGGCTAGAAAAAAATGGCTAATCTTCAAGACGTCATCGAACGCATGAAAGCGGAAGGTGATCTAACTCGAAATAGCGGCACCAATTCTATAAAGCAGACGAATCGTATTCTAGGTGAAATGAATACGAATCTGGTTTCTATTGGAAAGAGCCTTGGCGCTATTCGTACGGTTGGAGGTCTTGGTGGTGGTCAAGCAGTACAAGTAGTCGGTGGAGTAGGCGGAGGCGGTGGAACCGCGGCCGCAGCAACAGCTCCGGTTTCGAATGATTCGAGCGATCCTCAAGGCGTCATGGGTCTTCTTGGCGCAGCAATACGCAATCAAACAGTAGGTCGAGCCGAAAGAGGTGCCGCTGCAGCAAAGGAAGCAGCGATTGCTGCCTTTCAATCAAGTACACTTGGTAAAGGTGTAGCTGCTACTCAACAGTTCGTCGGTGAAAAGGTCGAAGGAACGAAGGAAGGTCTTCGTGGTCTCGCCGGCATACAGACGAATAAAGAGAGAGATGACCTACTCAGAAAGTCTGCCGAAGAAGAAAATGCGACTCGCGAAGAGATAGAGAAGTTAGTTGAGATACAGACTGCATTCCTTGATCTATCAGAAGATGAAGCTCAAAAACTACGCCAATCAAAACTCCGAGAAGCTGACCTAGCATCCGGAGGTGGAGGTACAGCAACACCTGCTTCAGCCGCGGTAGGAGCTGGAGCTGTCGGTGGCGGAGGCGCTGCTGGTGGCGGTGGAGGCGGCGGTTCTGGTGGTGGTAAGATGGGTGGGATGATCGGTAAGTTCTTTGGTGGACTTGCTGGTGGAGCCTTATCAGGGTTTGTCATGGCCCTAGGAAATCCGCTTTTATTAAAAGCAGCTGCTATCTTCGCACTGGTGATGCCTCTCATCGGTGTAGGTCTGGCTGGATTTATTGCTGCTCTTGGACTCGGATTCGCTGCAGCTGCAGCAATAGCCGGTAAGGGACTCGAAGTACTTAACGATCCACTCGACAAGTTTTCTGCTGTCATGGGCAACTTCGAAGAGCTCGACGGGGAGAAGATTGGACAAGTTGGCCTCGGACTGGGTACATTCTTTAGTGAGCTACCACTCATAAAGATTGGTGCAACGGCTGTCGTTCTTGACAAACTTGACTTAGATGGCTTTGGTAAGTTTGCTGATGCAATGACAGTATTTGAGAAGACTGATGGTCAGAAACTCAGCGTAGCTGGAACGGGAATAGGAAACTTCTTTGAAGGTCTGCCTGGCCTCGGTGGCATCGCTTCTGCAGCGGCGGCCGGTGAAGTTGCCGGTAGTTTAATGGATTTCGGCAATGCTCTCAAAAAGTTTGAGGATCTTAACGCAGAGAAGCTCAAAGAGGTTGGTCCAGCTGTAAAGCAACTCGGTGAGGGACTTTCCGAAGCGTCGGCCGGTGGATTTGTAGGCGCTATCGGCAGTCTTGCTAGTGCTGCACTCGATTTCCTTGGTGTAAAGGAAAAAGATCCTATTGAGATGTTTAAACGATTTGCCGTACTGGGTGAAGGAGAGATGGGAGATAGTTTAAAGAAAGCAGGCGAAGCAGTTAGTAGTTTAGGCAAGGGCCTTAGTTCTGTCAACGAATTCAGTGATATCGATATGGATAATCTTGAAGACTTTGTTGATGACGTTCTACCACCTCTCACTAAGTTAAGTAAGAGTTTCAATAGCCCGGAAATGGCTGGAGATCCACTTGGTAAATTTACCACAGGTCTTAGTAAGCTCGGAGAACTAGAGAATGTAAACGGCACAGCAGTTCAGGCCAATCTT